TCGTATTGTGGTTTCTGATTGCCGGTCCAAACCAGGTCGTAGGATAGCACACAATTTTATTTGGATTCTTATTGAAATAGGCCCCCCACCAACTGAAACTGCTGTTCGCAATGACGTTATGGTCGCACAAACTCATCAACAACATTTGTTCCCAGTCTTCGTCTAAATCCGCCTTCACAAATTCGAGGTAAGGAAACTTTTTCTCTAATATCTGAATGCAAACTTTAATGGTGGATTCGTCGTCTTTTTCTCCAAAATAAATGACGCGGAATGTCTCTGTTCCTATCTCGTCAATAATGCGGGTCAATGCGCCGACATAGTACTTAATCGACATAATTGGGTGGTGGCTCTGTTTTGAAACGTAGTCGCCCAAACGGAAATGGAGAGAAACAATCGGTCTTATTTGACCGTTCATTAATGTGGTTTTATTGCGAATCGCTTCCTGTTTTGCCCGCAACCCAATAAGCTGGATAATGGTCTCGTAGTGTTTTTCAAAATACTTATAGGTCTGGAAGTATCCATGCATACACGCTGGTTTTTTTTCCAGATTTGCGCGGATTATAACCATCTCATCATGTTCGAATCCTTTTTCTCCAATTTCAGGTAGAGAAAAAATGCGCGGATTGTCCGATTCCGCGGTTTTCCATGTGGTGTTGTTCAGCAATCCGTCCAACAAGGTGTGCCAGTATGTGGGTCGGGTCATTCCCGTTGTCAATGTATTTGAATAGGGAAACAAAAATACTTTGCCGGTAGACAAAGAGAGAGAAATTGTGGCAAAGATTTGGAACAACTGGTTTCCTAATCCGCCCATCAAATTGCAAGAGAGAATCGTCATTATTATAGAATTATATGGACAATTCTATAATTTGTTTTAAGATAACTCGTTGTATTCAGCAAAGCTTAGGCATTATAATCCCATACTTAAAGGGAAGGTTCAAAAGGGTTAAGCGAAGCGGAACGTAGTTCCCTTTAAGGGAACTCGTCGTTCCCTTATAATCCCATACTTAAAGGGAAGGTTCAAAAGGGTTAAGCGAAGCGGAACGTAGTTCCCTTTAAGGGAACTCGTCGTTCCCTTATAATCCCATACTTAAAGGGAAGGGGTCGTAGGGCGTAAGCCCGAAGGGCGGAATAACCGTAGGTTTCCCTACTAGGTGAGTCCAAAAGTAGACAACATAATGTTTGACTTGGTTGGTCCCGAAACCTTCTCGCTCTGTCTTTTCACCTTATATGAACCCATACTTGCGCCTACATTCAAAATCATTTCGTCCGTTTCTTCATGCAACTCCGGCAAAGTTCGCGTCAACGGTTTCTCAATGGTCAACAGCATATGCTCGGTCTTCAACAATTTGCGGTATTCCTGAATGGAAAGGTTTCCGTAAAATTTATCCAGTGTGTAATAAGGATTGGGCGCGGGTTTGATGTTCTTCTTATAATCGTAAATCTTCCCGTAAATTTGGTTCAACAAATGGTATCGCTCAAATTTGGTGGAGTCATCCAGGCCTTCTTTCAATAAAAAAGCAACTGCGCATTCGGGTCTGCAAAACGACCCATATGCAAAAATGCCATTTTCCGATTCATATTTGGGGATGTAGCAGGCGGGATTGTCGAATTCGTAGGTGCACCAAAAACAGGCCGATTTCTTGTCTGCCATGTTGTTTTTGTACAAATTGATTTTCAGCTTTTTCAACTTTGCATTGATGTCTTTCATATTGACGGTGTCGTCGTCGCTTTCCTTTGTGTTGCACGATTTGCAGACATAATCATTGTTTTCGGAAACGTATGCGTTGTTGTTAACCTTCTTGGTTTCGCCATATGTGCAAAAATTTTCGCTTTCACTTGCGTTGTATGTCATGATGTTGGGGACTTCGGGATTGTAAGAGATAGTTGCGAGCGAATTTGTCTTGGAATTGTATTCCAACAAATCCTTGAATGAGCATTTCAGATGCAATATAATATTCGCCAATGGAACTTCGGGAACCGTATTCTCAACCGGTTTGGTGACTAGCTTTCCGCCCTTGGGTTTTCGGCCTTTCTTTTTGGGGTCGTCTTGTTGGACCTCAACCACTTCAATCTTGATGTTGGGTTGGATCTTTGGTTGTCTTCCCTTCTTCTTCTTGTCTGCGTCCATAATAGATATTATATTCTATAAATTGGGTTTTTTGTTTAAGTTTTTTCCAATTATATAAAGGGAACCTACGGTTTCAGCGAAGCTTACGCCTTTTGAACCCTCCCTTTTGAACCCTCCCTTTTGAACCCTTCATTTATAAAACCTTTTTGTAAAAAAAAATGTTTAAACATTTTTATTATTTTTTACAACTTTTTATTTTATATTTTACAACTTTTTATTTTATATTTTTACAACTTTTTATTTTATATTTTTACAACTTTTTATTTTATATTTTTACAACTTTTTATTTTATATTTTACAACTTTTTATTTTATATTTTACAACTTTTTATTTTATATTTTACAACTTTTTATTTTATATTTTTACAACTTTTTATTTATATTTTTACAACTTTTTATTACAACTTTTTATTACAATTTTCTAATTACCTGCAATTGCGTACTCGTCCTTCTCTTCATCGTCCTGTTCCTGGATCGGTTTGATTGTTAGTTTCTCAATATTGTATCGCGCAATTCTTCGCGCAAAGATCTCAAGCTCGGCCGGCTCCCATAATCCAACAATCTCACCCTCTTCGGGAATGTACTTGCCCAAATGCACATCGAGCAACCTCTTCACGCTTTGTTCAACGAGCTTTCTCTTAATCTCGTACACATCGACGAGGTTGTAGATCATGAAATTGGCGACGGAAACTTTCTGCATTTTATTGACGAGGGACTTAGTTAGAAGACGGTTTATACAACAGTTAATATTTTATATTTTATGCTTTCTATAAAAAAGCATAAAAAGTTTTCAATTTTAAGTAGGGAAACCTACGGTTTCCCCTACGACCCCTTCCCTTTATTTTTATAACTAAAATGCCGGATTAAAGTAGGGAAACCTACGGTTCACCTTAATTTTTTGGTGGTCTTATGTTTGTTTGCCTGTTCTTTTCGTGTGGCTTTGCTTTTGGTTTTGGAAACCATATCAAACAACCTGTCAAACAAATCATCATCAATTGTTGAAGATTTCACAACTTTATAAAAATCGTCCACTACTTCCGTGCCATCATAATACAGTCCGAGAGGTATTTGCATATCCGTAAAAATGCTTGGTTCGCCGCCTCCCTCCATTAACTGATTATTGCCACCGATTAAATCAGTTATACTGTATCCGCCACTCATTAAGCCATCATTATCAAATTCTTTTATGTTTATGAAATTTGCAATACTCATTTAACAGTACAGTATATATTATCAATACATATTGTACACAGTTTTATCCACTAATTATCTTGATCAGTTTCATATCCACCAGTGTCTTTAAATCGCCGTCTCAAATCATTGGACTTTTTGATTTCTCTCTTTTCCTTCAGATGTTTTACAATGTGTGAAACCTTGTCTTTGTCTGAAATAATTTCCGCTAAACATTTTTCAATGTATCCAAAGGTCAGAGCAGGATACTCGTTTTTATCGTAAAATGAAATAACGCTGTCTCCAATCTCTATCTTTTTGTTTTCTAAACCTTTGGTTTTCATAAATTCGCAAATAGTAGAACCGATTTCTGCCTTCTGGCTACGCATTGTTTTTAGTTCAGTATTTGATGCTCGAATTTTATTGTCAAGAATTGCCCATTTGCGCACACTTTGTTCGAAATCTGTATGACCAGACATATATTATTTATTGATCAAAAGATCTCATTCATTTTCCGCCTCTCTGTCTCTTACTTTGTTTCTTGTTTTTGCGACTTTGGTTCCTCTTTCTTTTGCCGCCGAGTTGGGTCTGGTTCTGACCACCTTGGTTCTTATCAATCTGTCTATTATCAAAACTATCCCTATTCTGGTTCTCACCATCTTTGTTATCATTCTGGTCATCACCACCTTTGTTCTCATTCTGGTTTTTACCACCTTTGTTCTCATTCTGGTTTTTACCACCTTTGTTCTCATTCTTACCACCTTTGTTCTCATTCTGGTCATCACCACCTTTGTTCTCATTCTGGTCATCACCACCTTTGTTCTCATTCTGGTTTTTACCACCTTTGTTCTCATTCTGGTTTTTACCACCTTTGTTCTCATTCTTACCACCTTTGTTCTCATTCTTACCACCTTTGTTCTCATTCTGGTCCTCACCACCTTTGTTCTCATTCTGGTCCTCACCACCTTTGTTCTCATTCTGGTTTTTACCACCTTTGTTCTCATTCTGGTTTTTACCACCTTTGTTCTCATTCTGGTTCTTACCACCCCGTTGTCTCTTACTGTTCTGTCTCTTACTGTTCTGTCTCTTACGACTCTGTCTCTTACGACTCTGTCTCTTTCCACCTGCCATTCCTGTACTACTTACATTATTCATTGCAATAGCACCGTTGGCGCCTGCATGTTGAGGTTCTCCATAAACTGCTTTGGCGAAATCGCCTCCGTTATTAAAAGCTAATACCATTGTTATATAATATTACCCAAGATATTTGTATCCAACTTTGACAACCGTTTATGGATGTGAATCAGATAAAACAAAATCCCTAAAACCGCCAGAAATAAAAGACCGCAATAAACCAATATTAGTAATATGTAATAATAAATTTCATTGTAAATAATTACACCAAATGGTTTGAATATTTGTTTGATTTCATTTCGAATGTTGTCGTTCTGTACCAAATCGTATATGACCGATTTCATTTGTTTATTTGGGTATTTTTTTGTCGGAATTGCGACGCGCTGTAGGGGAACCTACGGTTTCAGAGAAGCGAAGCTTCTCTTACGCCCCCTACGACCCCCTCCCTTTATTTTTATAACTAAAATGCAGAATTAAGGGAGGTTCATAAGGGGGGGTAAGCGAAGCGGAAACGTAGGTTAACCAGATTATGTATTTTGAACCTTTCCTTTGAAGTTTATTATAAAGGAGGGTTCATAAGGGAACCTTGGTTCCCTTACGTGGTTCCCCTGCGCGTATAATCCGCGCATTGCATTTATCATTTCTAAAGTATACGATGGGTGATATTTTTGACACGAATGCGGACTTTCCATTTGATAAAATAAGTTTAATTACGCCCACCAGCATTTCCGGCGGGGTTCATTTTAGCAAAATCTTAATCAACAAAAAACAACTTTACATACAAAGTCCTAAATGCAAGACCAAACAAGGCATTGTGAAAACAGGAAAAAAAATTCACGCAGACCTAATTTTCTCAAATGACGACGAGGAATTCATCCAGTGGATTGAAATGCTGGAGCTGACTATTCGCAAACACATTTTTACAAATCGAGAGAAATGGTTCGACATGGATATGGACGAAGATGATGTCGAAAGCTATTTCACACCCACCGTCAAAATATTCAAATCTGGTAAACAATACATTATGCGTGTGAATGTGAGTCAGCGCATCGGGAGTTCGCCTTTGAAAATTTACGATGAAAATGAAATTGATGTAGAGATGGAATCCATCAATGAAAACACGCCGTTAATAACCATTTTAGAAATACAGGGAATTCGCTGTTCGGCGAAGAGTTTTCAGATTGATGTGGAGCTGAAACAAATCATGGTTCTAAAACCAGTTAACCTTTTTGAAAAATGCATAATCAAGTCTAAGGAAAAGGATTTAGTGAAAAATGATATGCCCATTGTCAACACACCCATTGTTAACACGCCCATTGTCAACACACCCATTGTCAACACACCCATTGTCAACACACCCATTGTCAACACACCCATTGTTAACACGCCCATTGTTAACACACCCATTGTTAACACGCCCATTGTTAACACACCCATTGTTAACACACCCATAGAGGAGTTAACCATAGACGAACCCATAAAAGTGGATTTTGTGAATGAGGTAGATTTGGCGAATGATGATTCAGAAGAAGTTGTAGTGGTTAAGGAGGAACTCGAAGTGGATTTGGTGAATGATGACGATATTTTAGAAATAAATCTGGACGTTGATGAAATTGAGAATTCCGAGACAATCCATTTGAAAGAAAAAACGGAGGTCTATTATCAAATGTACAGAGAAGCAAGACAAAAGGCCAAGCTTGCAAAATCTTTAGCGCTTTCTTCTTATTTAGAAGCTAGGCGAATCAAAAATCTATACATGCTGGATGATATTGACGACAGCGACGAAAGTGATTTAGAAGATTTAGAAAATTAATAGCAAATATTTTATCAATCCGTAATATATAACCTCAATGTTTTCTGAAGCGTTAAAAAGTATTCAAAGCGGATTTTCCAAATTTGTAACTCCTCAAAGAATGTTTGTTCTATTTATTTTTGCTGTTTTGGCGTGGTTTTTACTTTCATACTCCGGATCCAAATCATTTAGACTAGATTCGATGGAAACTGGAACTGGAACTGAAAGCGAACCGGCTTCCGTAAAACAAATGGCTGCTCCTGCTGCTTCTGCTGTTGCTTCTGGTCCTGCCAATACCAATGAGCTTTTGCCCGCCGATGCCAACATCCAGTGGGCGGCATTGAACCCGGTCAACATGAACCAGGGATCAATCCTTAACAACGAGTTGTTAATAGCTGGCCACCACATCGGTCTAGACACCATTGGTCAGAGTTTGAAGAACCCCAACCTCCAGCTAAGAAGCGACCCCATCATCCCTAAGCAAGATGTTGGCCCGTGGAACCAGAGCACTTATGAGCCCGACTACGGACGCATTCCTTTGGAGGTTGGATATGGTCCCTCTAACTAAGTAGGGAAACCTACGGTTCAGCTTCGCTTCCGCCCCTACGACCCCTTCCCTTAATGACGAAGCCTATAATTCCTAATTTAGTATGGGATCATAAGGGAACGACGAGTTCCCTTAGTTTCCTTTAGTTTGCATTCATAAATAAAATTCTTAATGTTTTTTATGAATGTTGTATCAAGTCATTGTTTTTGTAATAATATTAATTGTTTATAGCCAAATCATGTTCCAATTAAAAAAAGGCGACGATCTAGAAATATACGAAACCGATTTCACAAATAATAAAGAGTTGAATGACAGCGCCAATTTGAAACAGCCGTTTCTCTTTTCATTTAGCAATTATGACAATACGTTGAAGGATACGAGTTTACAACAACTTATTCTGGATTACGGCAGTTTTGACGTCTTTGTCAAGGACAATCGCGACTACTATGCGGACAAACCATGCAACAGCATTGTTCTCACGCTGAACGCTACAAACTCGCTTATGAAAACGGACCCCGATGCCAAATATTACAGCGACGGCAATCAGCATTTCATTGAGGAAACCGGTATCCAAAAATATTACAACCAGTTCGACAAGTATCTGAAACCGACGTTCAATGTTTTTAGCAAATATGATATGATTTTTGGTTCGACCGGCGTAACAACGCCACTCACTTACCACACCTATGAACGCCGGTACCTTTATATAACCAGCGGTAAAATGCAGGTGAAAATGACTCCGTGGCGCAGCACCAAATATGCGATTGTTAATAAAAATTACCGGGAATACGAATTCAGTTCACCGCTGAACGTTTGGAAACCGCAGCCGCATTACACGGGGATCCAAAAAATGAAATTCTTGGATTTCACGGTCTATCCGGGGCACGTATTGTATGTTCCGCCGTTTTGGCATTACAGTATCCAGTTTATTGAAAATGAAGACAATCATTTGGTTCATGTTTTCAATTATGGGTCTGGAATGAACGTTTTGTCCAATATGTTCAATTTGGGGAACCATTATTATGAAAAGTTTACATCCAAAAAAAAGGATTTGAAGGTGGATGATGATTCTAAAACGATTAATTCTTTACCAATCTAAATTGGGTCTTCTTCATCTACATTCTCTTCAGTGACCGACCGCATAAGTGTTGCAACTCGCCCCGAGTAATAGGGTGTATCTATAGAAACATTGTGCGAATCCATGATATCATCGTCTTCGTACAACTCGTCCAATACGAATGGCTTAAATGGTTTCTTCGCACCAAACCTAGGACTAACATTTTGGCTCAATCCGTCGCCAATTGGCGTGTCCGAAACGTTGTGCACCCTTTCCTCTCCTTGCGTTGTCTGTCTTGAAGAAGAATACATAGGACCAAACTGGGTGCCGAGTGTCCGGTAGGTAATCACAATGTCGTCGCACAGATTTTTTATCAATGGATCTGCCGTATATTCTTTCATTTCTTTCATAAACTCTTTCATCTCTTTTTTCAATGATACAATTTCTTCTCTGTTCATTTTCTGATTCGCAATGAACAGGAGTTCCAATGTTCTCTGGCGGTAAATCATCCTTTGCAAATCCTCCGTTGTACTCTCGGTTCCATAGCTGATCACTTCTTCAACTAAATTACTTGCATGAACTGTGATTTGTACATCCTCTATTTTGGGCGTCATTATGTGAAATGTCTTTTTCGCTTCGCTCGACATATTTCCCACAAATAATTCGGTTGTCCATTCGTCCGTCTTCCAATTGTACAAAGTTCCGCCCACGATTCGGATCCTGACTTCTTTTAAACAGTTGTAGAGAATGCCGTCCAATATCTCTCCATAGGCATTGCCGGATTTCTCCGCCTTGTCCACAAAATAGTAGGCGCTATTCTTCGTTTTACTAAGCGCTCCGAATATTTCAGGATTGTGTTCCAATCCGAATCCGACAAATGTATTGTTCGCATTGGGGTCCACGGATTCTGCCAAAATGGTCGGGCACGTTTCGCCGATGTTGGCGTCGCCGTCGCTCATGAATATATTGTGGCGGTTTGGTCCTGACGAATGCATTGATTTGAGCGCGACACCGATGTCGGTTCCGTCGTTTGGATACACTTTATCCACCTTTTTTACCAGTTCATCCACCGTCTCTTCGGTTATAACCGTTTTGTCAAAGACGGTTTCCACTTCCGTATTGAATGCTTTCAAACTGATTTTTACATTCCCCTTTGTGCATTTCTTTGCAATAAAACGCAACATGTTTTTGGTGACATGTTGGATTTGGTGCATCTTGGAGGATCCGTCTCCGCACAGTTCGTCCATTGACCCGGATTTGTCGATCATCAGGTTTATCTCTTGCTCCGCTTCGGTCATCTCGGTTTTTTCCAACTCGATTTGGAAAACTCCAAATTGTTTGTCGGTGTGTGTCTTGATTTCGGTTCTCTTAATTTGTGCCATTCTTTGAATTTGTGTTATTTGCTTATTTATGCATTTACAAATAAGCAAATAAATTTTTCAATTTTAGGGGAACATAAGAATCTCCTTTGACAAAATATCGGTGTTTCTCTATTCATAGTTTATAAAATCTATCGTTTATATATAATGTCAAGTGATTCTGAAAACATGTCTTCGAAGAACGAAGAGTCGAAGAACGAAGAATCAAAGAACGAAGGGCCAAAAAGCGTTGATTTGATGCACTTAACTAATTATTCGATTGCAAACGAAAAACCAATGACGGTATTCAGCCCCGATTGCATTCGCAAAAAAAGCAATTGGAGCACAATAAAAAATGAATTTAAAATGGACCATCCGGATTTCAATCCTCCAATTTTTCTAAAAGACATGCCAAACTTTTCTCCCAAATTGGTTGCATTGTTGCAAAAAATAAACCAATTAGATGCGCGGGATCAACAAAAATATGGAAAAACATTTAAACATTTTATATTTTCGGACATAAAAGCCGGTGGACAAGGTGCAAAAATGCTGGCGTCGGGCCTTATTTCCAGTGGTTGGAATTTGGCATACAAATCCGAACTAAAAAATCGCAATAAATTTCAGCAACCGCAAAGTGCAAAAATAGAGCCGGACTGGGGTCCCTTAGAGTTGTTGACCCAAGCAGAATTGTTAACCACACGTAAAAATAATTTTTATTTGTTGTCCTCCGTTCCGGTTTTTGAAAAACCAATCAGTGTTCGCATGAAAAAAGACATTCTGGCAACTTTTAATTCTCGCCCCGAAAACATCTACGGCGATTTGGCGCGAATTATTGTTATGGATAGCGGATTTAAAGAAGGAATCGACCTTTTTGACATTAAATATGTTCATATTTTTGAACCATCTATCAATTTGGCTGATCAAAAGCAGGTGATTGGGCGCGGAACGCGCACCTGTGGACAAAAGGGCCTGGAATTTCATCCCACGCAAGGTTGGCCTTTAGAAGTATTTATTTACGATTTGGAAATTCCCGAAAAAATGCGGTTTTCATTGTTGGGAGCCGATACAGCGCATAATCTATTAATTCGGGCAATGAATGCCGATGTTCGATTGGCAAATTTTGGATATGATGTTGAACGATTGGCTGTGGTTGGCTCAGTGGATTATGATTTGAACCAAAATGTTCATAATTTTAAGGTTGATTTGCTGGATGAAGATGCAGATGAAATTGTGTTTGGGGGAGCTTCTTCTTCCAGCAAATCATTGAACCTGAGCATTGATTCATTTGACAGTAAAATGTTTAATAGCCGTTCATCGACGCCGTTAAACAGTCCTTCGTTAAACAGTCCTTCGTTAACGCAGTTAAATAGTCCCTCAACATTTGGTTATAAAAAAATGAAAAAATACATCGAAGACAATTTCTCTCAATTTAGTTGGGAAAATGTAATCATGGAGAACCAATGCGGCGAAATTCCGAAAGAATGGAAAGATTGGTCATGGGATAAATCAAAATCACTTAGCAAATCTGATAACAAATCGTCCAGTTTTGAAACTATACCTCTGTCTGATTCGCCGATAATGGATTCGCCGATAATGGATTCACCGATAATGGATTCGCCGATAATGGATTCAACTAAGTTTGAAACCGTACAACTGACGAAATTGAATGGCGGCGCAGCAGCATTGAAATTCACTCCCACCCAAGCATTTGTACAAGGGTATTTTACCCCAGACGCTCCCGTAAAGGGAATGTTATTATACCATTCAGTCGGAACGGGCAAAACATGTTCAGCTATCGCCGCGGCAACAACCAATTTTGAACCTCTCGGCTATACTATTTTGTGGGTAACGCGAACCACATTAAAGAATGATATCTGGAAAAATATGTTTGACCAGGTATGCCACAAAAGTATTCAAACAAAGATTGAAAATGGACTATCCATGCCAGACGCACAAAAAGATAGAATGCGCCTGTTATCCAAAGCCTGGCGGTTTCGCCCCATGTCTTACAAACAATTTTCAAATCTGGTTTCCAAGAAAAACCGATTGTACACTGAACTCGTAAAACAAAATGGCGAAGCGGATCCTCTGCAAAAAACACTGATCATCATCGACGAAGCCCATAAATTGTACGGAGGCGGCGACTTATCCTCATTGGAGCGCCCCGATATGAAAGCATTGCACGAATCGCTCATGAATTCCTATGCCATTTCCGGTGCAAATTCAGTTCGATTGTTGCTGATGACGGCAACGCCCATAACAGAGAACCCAATGGAACTGGTTCAATTGATGAATTTGTGCAAACCGATTCACGAACAAATGCCGGCGTCGTTTGATTTATTTGCATCCCAGTATTTATCGGAAGAAGGTGTTTTCACAAAAAAAGGACAACGCCAATTTATGGATAATATTGCCGGACACATCAGTTATTTGAATCGCGAAAAAGACGCGCGACAGTTCTCTCAGCCGCGTGTTCGCAAAATAATGGTTCCAATGTTATCCAACGAACTGTTAAAATATGTGGACGATTTTGATAAATTCATATTGCGGTCGGAATCGGAGAATGAAGTTTTGAAAATGCAAGAACGATTGGAATCCGTTGCGACAAAAATCGAGGACGAATTGCGCATTATTTCAAAGAATGATTTTGACTTTTTGTATGACCATTGCGCAAAGTTTCCGGAAATTCCTCAAAAAAAATGCGAAACAGTTATCCGAAAAAATGTGGTTTCTCTCATGAAAGAGGTCAGCGGATACATCAAAACCTTCAAAGAACAATTAAAAACCATTCGTTCAGAAATTTCAAAAATGAAAAAGGGAAAACAAGAAAAGTTGTATATCATCAAAAATAAAATACGAGATAACCCCCTGTTGTTTTCGCAGTATAAAGAGAGTACCTATGCGTCTCTGCGCGACCAATGTTCGTCGAGGACATTGAAAGGAACGCAGTTTTTAGAGGCCGTGCAGAATCTTCCTGACGTGGTCCTAATCGATGGACAAATACGAGAATGCAAAGAACTCATACAAATGCTGCAAACCCAATCGGTTTCGGAAGTAAAAATGTTCAATTTAAAAATAAAACAAATGAAAGAAATGTTGAAACGGTCGGATATTCCGGCGGTCCAAAAAACGGCGATAGAACATTCGATCCGGGATAATCAACGAAGTTTCAAAGTGACCAAAAAAGAGAAAACCGAAAAATTCACAAACCAAATTGATGATGTCAAGAAAAAATTAAAAGAAACCGAAAAAAAGAAAAAGACGTATTTTGCCGCCGTGCGAAAAACATTGAAACAAAAAGATAAAAAGAGAAGAAAGGAAGAAAAAACCGCGAAAAAAGATGCAAATAAATTGAAAAAAACCGCGAAAAAACAAGAGGAATTGGTAGAAGAGATTCAAGAGATTGAAATCAAAGAAATGGCGGAACGACGAAAAGAACTCATTGAACGAGATTTGCAAGACCTTGGTGAAAAAGAACGCCAAAAAATGCAAAAAAAAGAAGAAATCATGCATATCAAAAATGTTGCAAAAACACTGAAACAGCGAGAAAAGCAAGAAGAGAAGGAACGCAAACAGTTGGAAAAGGATGTAGAGAAGGAACGCAAAATGTTGGAAAAGGATGAAGAGAAGGAACGCAAAAAGTTGGAAAAACAAAAAGGTAAATAATAATATAAACCGTGTTGTTATTGGTGCCTCTTAGCAAATCTTATACGTATTCTTAGAGACATATTTGTATCCAATCTCTATAAGTTCGGATCCATAATCAAAGTTCATTGAACTGTACCCGGATAAATACTCCGGTTTTACAAAATATTTGTTTATCTCTCCAATCGGGTTTAAACAATCCTGATTCATGATTGTTAACGGGTTATTGAAACTTCCGGATACGACTTCAAAGGTTCTTATCAACATATCTTTGAGTGAAGTGATTGGCGACGAATCATATTTGGTTCCTTCATACGGGGTTATATACGTTATGTTCAGGTAGCCCCCGTGTTCCACTTGCAACAATTCGTTGGACAACGTGCCTCCGTCCGCGTACAAATAACCGTTGTATTCGATTGGTGGAAAAATGCCCGGGATTGCCGAGGAGGAAAGGAGGAGGAGCACTTTATTTGTGTTGTTGTTATCGTTGAATGTGTAAACATCCAGATTTCCGCTGTACAAATTGGTTGCGCCAATCAGGGTTTTGACAACGGGTTCATTCGGCATCGTATTGATGATTGCACTTAAAGTCTTTTTTAAAGGGGCCGTATTGAGAACGGAGACTCCAGTGGTTGGCAACAGTTCAAAGACCATTCGGTTGCGCATATCGCCATAAAGTTTCTCTGCGAATCGGATTCCAGTGTTCAAATCCTTGTAGTAAGAGAGAAAACCGGAATTCAACGCGCCTGCGGAAATGCCGGTGTACAAATCATAGGTTTTGGCTGGGTCTGATTCCGCAATGTATTTTGCGATTCCGATTTCAACCGCGCCGAAAGAACCACCGCCACTAAATGACAATTGGTTAAGCGAAGCTACCTGTGTTAATAAATAAGCAATTATGATTATGGAGAACATTATAATAAAATAGAATATATTTTTATTATAATTTGATAAATCATTTATTTGGTTGTCTTCTTTGGTGGAACTGTGTTCTTTGGTGGAACGGGTTTACTCGGGACAGGGGTCTTCTTCGGTAGAACGGTGTTCTTTTGTGGCAGGGGTTTACTTGCGACAGGGGTTTCTTCGACCACCGGGGT